ACTTACCATGAGCTAGAACGCCCTCGGGACGATTCTCAAGAATCGCATGACCGAGAACGGCATCCAGCTGCTTATGGTTGTGCATGTAAACGATAGGAACCTTCTTGCCGTCGTCTGCGGCGAAGGCATTCTGTCGAATAATGCGCCCATCGGCGCACTGAAGGTCATTGCGAGTAGCCCAACCGGTGAAGTCGTAATCTTCGTAAGCCATTTATACCTCCAATCGTCTGTCGATAACTTCCATTTTGAGTCTAACGGAACATGTTACGCGCATCTTTCTTGTAACTTTGTGTATTTGCGAAATCGGTAACCGCATCCCTCACATACGCCGTAATCTTCTTATCTAGACCAGTAGAATGAAGCGCTGTGTAAGTTACAGCAGCTGATGCGGCTACTGGCGCGCCAGTATGCAGAATGGAATTCACCATACCTCGACCAAATTTTACCGTTTTATCTTTAGCCGTATTTATTGTTCGTTCGCGTTTTGCAGCGGAAACATGTTTACTCATATTTTGCTTGGAAAGAGCTTCGTCAAATGCTTTCTTATAATCCGGGTCTTTCGATCGTTCGTCCACAGTAGCTTTAATCAGCTTTCGCCGGGTTCCAGCGCCCTGGCCATAGTACATTTTGGCCCTAGCATATTCTTTGGCATCTTTTCGAGCGCGACGTCTAACGCCCCATTTCATTCCTTTGACGCCGAAGTGCATTAAATATGAGTTGTTGTAAAGTGTCATGTTACCCCCCCCCCGTTTTTGTACGAGGTGGATAGAGATTTTAATGTTTTCTATTTCGAGCGTTAATCGATCTTTGCCGATCATAGATCTCGCGCTTCGACAATTTGTCGGTCGAATTCTTAATTGAGCAAACATGAATAAGCGTCATCAACCTATTCAAATGCCATCTCTGACATTCAAATGGGATATTAAACGCTATCATGTCATAATACAATATCTCGGCCGTGACTATCTCTTTCTTCCCTTTTTTAGGATTACCACCGAATGTAGTAGCAGTCATAGGGGCGTTGATGTAGTCGTTAATCTTCGCCCAATTATCATCTGTAAGACTGTAATAAATATGGTCGGGAACGTTCTGAGTTATGGTCATACACCGAACATAGTCAATCCACTCATCTGTTGTTTTAGGCGGTTTATCCGCTAAGAAAGGTTTGCAGTGAGCCGATTCCCATTTCGAAAGAGAGACGAGAGAATGCTCCAACGTCAAATTGGTTCCTCGAACTACAATGAACCGCTGATTCTCTTCGTCAAAATATTCAGCATCTGGTACTTTGAGTTGAAGCATTCTCTCACTCCCTATTAACTTTCTGTAAGATCGAGTTCCATAGCGGTAAGTCCGCCCCAAACATCATCGTCCGATGTTATAACATGGGTCGCTTTGAAACCGAGAGATTCATAAATATGGCGAGCATCGGGAGAATTACCAGGAACTTCCAATGTTAGTTTCTTTTTTCCATCTTTGCGAGCCTGGTCCACTACTTGCTTCATCGCTGCTGAGGCGTAACCCTTCCCCCGACTTTTGTTATTGACCCCTATCCACACGATATTACGAGAAGTTTGACTCTCATCAAAAGTCTGAAGATCGCCTACCTTGTTGCCTTTAGCATCACGGATTGTGTAAAGCTTCGATAACTTTTGTTTTTTGGCGACATTTTTAGAAACCCTAGCTAGACCTCTAGAAATTAGTGATTTCCTATTTTCGTCTATGCTGAACGATTCGCCTTTTTTGGTAGTCACCTTATAAGAGCGTAGATTATCTTGTTCTCTATCATGTCTAACGCCTCATTTCATTCCTTTGACGCCGTAGTGCATCAAATATGAGTTGTTGTAAAGTGTCATGTTACCCCCCCGTTTTTGTACGAGGTGGATAGAGATGAATTTACTTAATCTGTTTAACGCTACTCATGGCCTCGTCATAAATCTTCTGCTTCTCGGGGCTCATTGTGGCGGATGCGAAAATACCATTAATAAATGCCGAAGCGTAATCTGAATCATTTATAAGTTTCTCAAGAAACACAGAACAAGCCTCAGTATGGAGGAAATCCTCGGCGGCCTCTTCCGTTTTCTTCCACCGGCCATCAGCCAGACGCTGCCCATAAGACATCTTAACAAGCGTCTTAAATGCTTGCAGCACCTTAAGCATATCCTCCGCACCGACAATCTCCTCAACTAACTTAACCGGGTCTTTAGCAACGGTAAGCATATACTCCGTTGCCTCCAGCTTTGTCAGATTGAAGTACTCGGGAGCGTTCTCATGCGGAATGCCGTTTTCATCAGTGTAGGTCAGCTCGGCTTTAAACATGTCTATTCTCCTTTACAGATTCCATTTTGAAATTCGGATTAGGCAGCCACGGCGCCCATAGCAGTGATAACGTCGGCCGGAAGCACAAGCGTGGCCTCAGTCGTCTCATCGCCGAAGAGTGTCGCCTCAAGCGCCGCGAGCTTAGTGGCATCAGCGTAACGGGAGTCGATAACGAGATGTGAAGTAGGCTTGTGGCCGGCAACGTTGACCGGGTTGGTCGTGAACTCCCAGCTGAGCTCAGCGCCGTCAGGCGAGTCATTAATCGTCTCGCGGGAGCGCTCGGACGGAGAGGCGGTAGCCCCATAAACGAGATGGAGCTTGTAGCCATCGTCGCTCTCGGACTGAGTGTCGTTACCAATGTTGGTGCGATAGGCAAGACCGAAAGCAGTACGAGCTTGCTGACCGGCATATACGCCCTGGGCAATCTCAACCGATCCGTCGCAGGGCTCAAACTCCTTGGGGCTCTGGTACGCAGTGATTGTGCCGCCGAAGGTCTCGGTGGAGCGAAGAGTAGCATACTTGATGTTGTCAGCCCAGAGATCCGTCGGCTCAGCACCGTCAGGCGACTCAGTAATACCGGTAACACCATTCCAAGCCACGCCAGTACCATAAGTGCCAGTACCAGACTGAACGTAAAGAGTAACATGGTCAACACCATTCTCATACCAATGCTGACCAGTAGCATCCCATTCAATAGCAGCCATTATTGGCCTCCTTTAATAATAAAGATTTAATACAAAATGATTAAGATTGTCAGCAGTATAAGCTCGATCGAACATGCACATTGGAAATGCCATAGCGATTGCATCAGGTATACTGCTGTCGGGATCCTTATCTATCACCGTAATCTGATATCGCCTTGTAATGCGATACGGTAGATTGTCGGCAAATTCGGTGTCCCCGGAGCTACGCGAATATACTATACACGGATAAGTCATCTTAATCGATTCGGGCGGCTGATAATAGGCATGTGATGAGCCGAGAATATCAGTCAGTTTCTGATGAAGTTCCAGCCTCGTCCCCATTGTACACACCGCCAATCGTCAAGATAAGACGGGGGCGCTGGACTTCCACGTTAGTGACTTTCCAGTTGGCCCCCATCCATTCCACATATCTAATGGCAAAGAAATTCTGATACGCATAGGCGTCAGCACAAATACTGATCGTATTGTTGATCGTGATGTTGTCATTGACTTGGCTCGTGCCCTCCAACCGGCGGGCATTACGAGTAATATCACCGCGATACTTACGCTCGGTTATCGTCTCCGTCCATACGCCAGGAGTGGTTTCCTTCGTCTCCGCGTAGCCGACTACTCCGTAAAACTTTGCCATTTATACCGCCTTACTAGTTAGTGCCACTAGTCGAAGACTTAGAAGTATAAGTCTCGATGGCAATAGCGGAGTAGGGCTTGACCAGAGCACCAGAGACACGAGTCTCGATCAGGTACTTCTGCTGGTTGTAGTCGATGTCGAAGTCATCAAACATGTTGACCGCGCCACCCTTGTCGGCGCCCACATTGTAGTCCTTGGGGTTGACAATGATGGCTTGAAGAGCGACCTCGGCACCAGCGGCGGTCTCAGTGGAGGCAGAGGTGCGGGTCTGGTTCTCCATGACCTCGACGGTGACGATCTTGGAGACGCGCATCTTCTGAGCAAGCTTCTCCGGGGACTCGTACAGGTCGCGACCCATGTTGTCGGTAAGGAGCAGCATGTTGGTGAGGACATCCTCAGTAGTGAAGAGAATAGGATTGCCAGAACCCTTGTAGTCCTTGCGAGCCTTGATGGCGCCACGGATGACCGCTTTGGCAATATCATCCTCGGTAGCAGCGGAAGCAACCGAGATCTGCTGCTTGATGGTGTAGAAATCATCGTCGGTCCAGATAGGACGAATATGATCCTCAGAGATCTTGTCGTCGCTAGAAGAAACGCGACCATCACCGATGAGGATGGCGCGGGCGATCTCCTCATCCAGCATCAGGCGCATCTCGCCCTTAACCCAGGCAAGCACATCGAAGCCGGTAATATCAATCAGGTCGTCGCGATCGAACTTCTGCTTCTTGTACACAGTCTGAGGATCCGTGGTGCGCTTCAGAAGAGTGAAGACCTCCTCAAGCTTCTTCTTGCCCTTGGTGTAACCCTTCGCACGCGCCTCGTCCGCAGTAATATCAGCGAAGACGGACTTAATGCGAGCGAACGGAGTGTGAGATACCGCACCCATAAGCGCGGTGACCCAAGACATGTCACGAGAGACGAAGCTGGGAATATTGGTAGTGGTCTTGTAATCCGGGAAAAGGTAGTCAATAGGCGTCACGCCATAATCATCGGCATGCTGAAGCACGTCGCCGAACTCAGTGTCCTCGAGGCCATGCTCGAGAGCAGCCTCTTTCCAAGAACCCAGACGCTTGGCATCGCGCTTAAGCTCATCGAAATCGATCGACTGAGCCATGCTGTTGTAGTAATCATCACCCTCAAAAATGTTGTGAGCCACTTCGGCCTCCTCATCATCGCCCGCATCACCCTCAGCAGCCTTGCCGACTAGGTAATACAGGACGTTTTTCTGCTCTTCGTTCATAGAATCGATTACGTCTTGGACCGTCTTCTCGTTGTTAGCCACGGTTTCCTCCTTGGTTTCTGCCGACTCATCGGCGTGCTCGATAGTCTCCTCGACAACCGGCTCAGGAGCAGAGTCCTCCTCAACCGAGTGCTCGAGGACAAGAGGCTCGCCCGTGTAAAGCGTGGCCTCGAATTCCTCATCAGGGTCATCACTGTGCGCGAAGCTCGTGATGAATGCCCCAGGATTTGCGCCAGCCAGAACAAGGCTTACCTCGCGGATACAACCGTGCATCACGTTAGGACCGTCTTGCTTTAGCTGGTTTGCATAAATGGACAGAGATTCAATATCACCGTTTTGGACACGGAGCTTGGCGCCCTTGCCCTCCGGCGAATTGTTAAACTTACCATGAGCTAGAACGCCCTCGGGACGATTCTCAAGAATCGCATGACCGAGAACGGCATCCAGCTGCTTATGGTTGTGCATGTAAACGATAGGAACCTTCTTGCCGTCGTCTGCGGCGAAGGC